CGATCAGCATGCGAAGCTTGTCCTGATCGTCGATCATGTCGGCCCACTCGAAGTCGCTGGGGAAAACCCAACGGGCATCGTGAGGCGTGGAGATCAGCGGGGTGTCAGCGTGGCGGCTGGTGCGGGCCTGCGCGGTGACTGCGCCGATCTGCTCGACAGCCTTGGCTGCTTTGCCGGTGTAGGAACCGACTGTCACTGCATCACGCAGCTTGGAACCGCGCTGCTGCAACAGCAACGAGACATTGCTCGAATACTGCTGGACGAAGGCGGTGGTAACTTGGAAACTCATGGTGGTTACTCCGAATAAAGTTGAAACAAGTGACCGAGGGCTTGGTTCGACTTATCCACCACGAGTGGGGTCAAGAAATCCGGGAATTTGAGTCTCGGTTGTCCTGACGGGCCGACTCAGTGTTTTCCGGGTAGTAGGGGTCGGTACTTCCCCCGCTGGTTGTAATCCTAGCACATAATTCTCCAGTTGGGTGCAAGTGTCCAAGATCAATTGCGTTTCCCCGAAAATCCCGTGCTTGGATGCCGCTGGAATCAGCACCTCCATCAGACGCAAGCGGACCTCATCCGCCTGCATACGCGGCCTCCATGAGTCGGGACATCTTGCCCACGGCGTCTCGGTCTCCCGAGAGGTACTTGTCCATGAACGATTTGTCCAGCTTCAAATCGGCGATCTGGGCTTTGGCCTGGGCTGGCGTGGTGCCGAACCCACCCTCACCACGCTCCCCGGCGAAGGTGTCCTCACCCATCTTGGACCCGAGAGTCGCAAAGAGTTTGAGCATCTCGGCTGTCCCGAGTTTCTCCTCGTAGGCCGCGAGTTTCCCAGCGTCCAGACCTAGTGCTGCGACGGCCCGGCGACCCGCGCCGATGTTGGTGTCGAATGCCTGACCCCACTCCTGCTTGAGCGACCCGATGGCCTTCTCGGACTCCTGCGCCTGCTGCGTCTGGAGTTTCTCCTGCAGCGAACCAGACATGCCGTTCCACTCGCTGTAGAGTTGCTGCGCCTGTTTGGCGCTCAGACCCAACTTGTGCGCGGTCCCCTTGAACCAGTTTGTCAGTTCCGGGTCAGCACCCTCGGGCGGGCGAATGCCGTACTCGTCGGGGCTCGCCGGCCGACCGAGTTTGGTGTAGAAGGCATCCAGCGCCTCGGGGCTGGCGTCCTCGGGCGGCAGTTCGAGCAGGTTCTTGGCACCACCGGCAAACTTTTCCAGATTGCGGTAGGACATCAGGAGGTCCTGGGGTTCCTTCCACCCCTTGTTGCTCACGTAGGCGTTGGTGTCCTCGTCGAACGCAGCGGTCCAGACTGAGCCGGGGCTCGGTTGTGCCGTGGGTGCGACACCAGTAGGCGCAGCACCGGCACCGGGGGCACCGGCTCCAGCGCCACCGTTATCGCCCAGCAGGGCGGCAGCAGCATTACTCATTTGGGGAATCCTTGGTTAAAACGTGGAGGGTTGTGCGATTCCGCGAATCACGGACATGAATCCGCGCTGCAGGTCGGTCGCACCGATGCTGATCCAGCGTTGATCAAGCGGACGCGCATCGCCGATGCCGACACCAGTGCGCAACTTCTCAATGTAGGCGCCGCACTGTTCCGCAAGCGCCTTGCCTTCGTTCATCAGTGCCACTTCGGCCTCGTTCAGTTGGCGATAGCCGGTGATTTTCGGCTGCGTGAATGTTTCCATCAGGTCTCTTCCTCAATCAAGTTGATCACATCCTCGTCGGTCAGGTTCAGATGAGCCTGGATGCGGCACCACACCTCACGCCGACCCTCAAGGAGGTAAGTGGTCTGGACATTGTTCACATCTGCCGTGGGCACGGATGCCCTGCAGAAGCGCCTCAGGTCGGCCAGCACCTTGCGACCCTGTGGATTGTTGAACGTGGCCCGGTAGGCTCGGCCACGAATGAGCGTCAGGGGGTTGAGGTTCATGCGCCCATCAGCAACTGGTTCGCCTGAGCCGCGTCCTTCATGGCACCAGCGATGGGCTGCGCGGCCTGGATGGCCATGGCTTCCTGCTCCTGCTGTGCCCGTTGCGCCCGGATCGCGTCAACCTGTTCTTGGCTGCGAAGCACGGGAGTCGGCACCCCGGACACCTCGGCCGTCAAGCGGGCCAGTGCGTCCCGGTCAAACACATCGAGCACGCTCGGGTCGATCTGGGCAAACGGGGCCAGCAGTTCCATGGTGCGCTGCACACCCACCAACTCCTCGGCCCGGGCCATGCGGGACATCGGGGAGTCGTAGACGATCTCGTAGTCGCCCCCGGCCTCCACGAGTTCAGGCGGCATCGGTGGCAGGATGCGGTGGAACATCAGGAGGTCGAGTTCGCGCTCAATCTGCGGCCCGAGCGCCTCGGACTGCTGACGCCCCATCGTCGGGGTCAAGAGCATCCCCTTCTCCTGCGCCCGAATCAGCGCCTCGGTGGCGGTCATGCGCGGCGTGTCCACGAGGATCTGGAACAGGGTCACGAGGAACGCATCGTCGATGGCGATGCGCCGCTGCTCCATCTTCTGCTCGTTGATGTCCACCCGGGCACCCGTGGTGAACGGCTGGATCATCTGCTGACCGTTGCGGTTCACGCCACCGGGATTCAGGCCACCAGGCTGCATGCGAATCGTGGTGGCCCCGCCGCCCAGGATGCCGTCATCGTGCAGCAGGATCGGTGGGTCCACGAGTTTGTGGACGGCGCGGATGTCGGTCTTGGACATCTCGTTGAGCATCTTGATGTCGGCAAGCGCCGTCATCGCAGGCGAGCGTCCGTAGACCTCCTCGGGTGCCGTGACATAGCGGGCGATGCTGTACGGGAAGCTGGTGAACCCACCCTCGGGTGCGAGGAGCATCTTCTCGGCCACCGACAGGTAATAGGACGCCCACGGCTTGCCCCGGGCGTCTGCGCGGCCCGAGTCGTAGTCGGTGCGGGGTGCCACGACATGCAAAAATTCGAACTGCTCGTTCTGGCGGCTGGGGTTCTCCAGCGCCTTGCGCACCTTCTCGGGCAGGTTCTGCTCACCCCACCGCTGCGCCGCCTGCCGCGCCGTGTGCTTGAAGCACCGGTACACGGAGTCAATGATGCCCTGATGGTTCTCCAAAAAGAAGGTGTCCCGCAGGTTGATGCACCGATACCGCAGGCCCACGCCGGCCGCGAAGTCGATGAACAGGGAACCCGTGCCGAACGCACCCATCGAGATCCACCGCTCGTAGTTCTGTCCGGCGAAGTTGGCCTTCGGCGAGTTGCGCATCTGGTGCAGTATGTTGTTGACCTGATAGAACCAGTCCTGCACCGCGAACTGACGGTTCAGAGACTCGTCAGTCGTGCGCAGGTTGTGCCACTTCGACTGGCGCGGCGTGAGCATGGAGTCCATGACCGCAGCAAAGCGATCCAGGGCGATCTGTGGTCGAGAGTCGAAAATCTTCTCGGACTTTTTCTCACCATCGCTGCGCTGGCCCACAAAACCGCGCTGCCGGGGGAGCACACGCTCTGCGATCTCCTCCCAGTGAGTTTCCCAGTTGCCCCGGGAGCCCTTGAGGGCGCTGTACCGGTGGCACATATCTTCGATTTTGTTCATGGTGGTGTCCTTACCGGCAGGGGATGGGATTACACGCCAACCTTGCGCAGAGCCATGCGGCTGAAATTTACCGTGACGCCTGCGCTGGCGACGGTTCCATCAATCTGCGCATGCATTGAAACTGTGATCGCCGTCGTTCCAGCCTTGATGACAAATGCAGGGCTTCGCATGGTGCCGCTCCAGTTACTATCGGGCATGTATCCGGCACCGCTGGGCTGACCGATTCGACCGTCTACACCATCATCGGCGCACTTCAGATAGATGCTACGGAACGATGCAGCCGTAATACCCGAGACAGAAACATCGCACTCTGCGTAAACGGTATCCCCGACGGCGTAGGTTGTGCCGCTGGGGAATATCTGCTGATACACCTGAAGTTCTTCCGTGGCCGACCCGGCAGTGGCTACGAAGGCGACGGTTTGCTGCGGGTAGGTCGTGCCGTTGCCCGCCGTCACAGTCGTCTTGCTGCAAGTCAGCGCGCCAGTTGTGCCAACCAGCCTGCGGGCCGTCCAAGAGGTTGCAACGCTACCACTAGACCCTGTGCCGTTTGTGCCGCCAGTGCCCGTCATGTAGCCGTTTGCCAGCAGGTTGCCAGACGGGTTGTTTGTGGCGTCGTAGGTGTCGATCTGCGACCACAACGCTTGCGAAATCCCCGACAGGCGGTATTGCAGCGCGTCAGAAATTGCCTTGCCAATCCAGTACGCGCCACGCGCCGAAGGGTGCAGCCCATCGTAGGTGTACGCGGTTGTGTTCGCCAACAATGCGCCGATAGGGTCACCGTTGGTTACAGCCTGATCCACGATGTTGAGAGTCGGGTCTGCAATCACCACGTTAGGCGTTGTGCGTGCGTATTCACGAATCCAGTTGTTGATGCGCTGCAGCTTCTGCCGGTCTGCGGTAAGCATTGAGCCAGACGCCGCATCTTTTGCCCTTGGCAAGATCGGCACGATTACCGGAACAATGTTCAGGCCGAGAAAGCCGCCATAGATCGTCGCAAGGTTTGCAATGGTCTGTGCGTAGGTTACGCCGCTGTACACATCGTTGGTGCCAGCCAGCACAACGCAATACTTTGCGCCCGATGCGTAGATTGCAGCAAGTGTCGTTGACAACCGCGCAACCATCATCGTTGTTGTGTCACCCGCAGTGCCGTAATTGATGGCATCCGTAAAGGTTAGTTTTCCGCCGCTGAGAATGCTGGCCCAAGTCATGTAGCCGTTGGCGTACAGATAGCTTTGCGTCGAGTTGACGAGCGAGTTCTGATCGGTGATCGAATCACCAAACCCCGCGATCAGCACGCTGCCAGATGGGGAAAAGAAAAGGCTATTCCCATCCCCTGACACCAGGGATGTGCCATCACTGGAGGTCGATACTGTGGTGTCCTTGCGCCCCCAAGTGACAGTGCTTCCCGAGTTTGATGCGTTGGAGACCACAATCGACCCGCCCATTGGGTATGGTCCGTAGGTGAACACTCCACCGTACTGCAAAAATTGACTCCGGGGAGCGTTGCCCCCGACACCCGAGGCGCTGACGGTCTCGGGTGTCTCGGTGACGCTGACACGGGGGTTGGGTAGCAGCGTCAGCGTCAGCGCGGACCCGGGCGCTAGTGCAAACGTGCGCGAGTTCCCTGCAGTCAGGGTGCCGGTTGTCAAAATTGCGGCCATATAAGTCCTCAGTTCCTCGGATCACGGTTGCCGAGTTGCCCGAATAAAAAGACCCCAGAGGGTCTGTGATGCCGGATTCGGACGGCGTTGACGTTCCAGAGCAGTGCCCCGTGGACACCTTTCCATAATACTCCACCCGAGTCTGCAATTTCCACATTGCTTGAGTTATAGACCCGCCACTGCCTGCCGTCAAACTGCTTGCGGCCGGTCAGGACTGCGAGGATGTCGGCTTCGGTTGCCATTAGACCAGCGCATCAATTCGAGCCAGGGTGCCGCCCGAGTAGGGAATCGTGCCTGCGGCATCAGCCCATGCGTTTGCCGTGTACAGCACGGTCACCGAGTCGTTGTCGTAAATTGTGAACGTCCCAGTGCTTGCGTTCAACTCTTGTCGGTTGCTCAGTATCTTGAGGATCAGGTCGAGTGCTGTCCCGGGTGGCGAAAGGGTCAGCCCCGTGGCCACGCCAGCCGCCGGGGTAATCGCCGCCAGTGCTACGGCACTCGCCCCCATGGTCTGCGCCGACGATGCGCCAGCCGCTGCAATTGCCACCGATGCGGACACGGCGCTGGCGGCAAACGTGGCGGCAGTGGTGGCCCCCGCTGCCGGGGTAATGGAGGCCGACGCCGTTGATGCTGCGCCGAGAGTGCTGGCTGCCGTCGAGCCAGCGGCTGGGGTGATTGCTGCTGCTGCCGTTGCCGTTGCAGCCAGCGTGCTGGCCGTCGCAGAGCCAGCCGCCGGGGTGATCGCTGATGCGCCTGCTGTCAGGCCTGTGCCGACCATGGTGCTGGCCGTTGTCGACCCGGCGGCGGCGGTGATCGTGGCGGCAGCCGTCGAGGATGCGGCGAGAGTGCTGGCCGTGGCAGCACCAGCGGCTGGGGTGATCGCCGCCGCAGTAGCAGACCCCGACGCCATGGTCGAGCTGGTGGCGACACCAGCCGCTTGGGTTATTGTCGCAGCGGCGGTAGCCGATCCGGCCAGGGTGCCTGCAGTCGAGGTGCCCGCTGCCGGGGTGATTACGCTTCCAGCCGCATCCGTCGTTACATCACCGACGACTATATTGCTGTATGTGTCCGCAACGCTGTCCCAGACCACCCACGCCAGGGTGTACGCTGTGTTGGCCGACAGCCCGGTGATCGCTGTTACTTCGTCAATTGTCCGTGTGCCCGTGCTGCTGTCGGTGACAGGCTCGCTGCCGCTGTAGCTCGCGGGCGATGAGTTGGAGAGGTTGCCAGCCTTGATCTGTGCACCCGTAGGCACACCCGGCCAACTCGCGGCGGCGTGCGCGATCCAGTATGCCTGGTATTGCGCGGAGGACTGCAGATTGAGCTGCAGTAGCGTGAGCAGCATGGATTACAGCGTTTCTAGCGCGGCAAGGGTGTTCTGCGTTTCCGCGATTTCCGCGTCGATGTTGGACACCCGGGCCAAGTCGCCCAGGTCGGCAGCACTGGTGCGAAGCTGGCTCAAATTGATTAGCCTGCGCTTGAGCATCTCGATGATTTGAGCGATAGTCATATCACACCACCTGTGCGCGTAAAAGCACCGTGCTGGTGTTCAGCACCATGTACACGTAATCGATCTCTGTCGCGCCGTCGGTGTAGACGGCATCAAACGCCGTGTCCCCGGCGATGGCCGCGCCTTGCGTGTACGTCATGGTTGACCAGCCGTCCTGCTCGCCCGTGACTACGTTGTAACGGAACCACCTGCCGGTGGCGTCCTTTTGCGCGTAAATCCAGTCTTTGCGGTAGACGTACTTGCTTCCCGCGCCGAAAACCTCTGTTGAGGGTGCGTAGGTGAGTGCGCTCGCCCACGTATTGGCCGCGATGTCGTACCGATCAAGCACGGCACCAGCGGTTCCGCGAAACGAGTAGATGTAGCGACCGTTCAAGATGGCGCTTTCGTTCTTCCACGCGGCGTCCGTTGCCTCATAAACCCAGTGCGCAGACATTCCAACGCCAGGCGCGGCGGCACGGGCGGCGGTCGGCGAGAGAGTCGTCCATGTGCCAGCCGAGATGCTGTAGCGAAACAGCGTCACGGCGTTGGACCCCAAGTAGTAAATAAGGTCGTCGTTGCCCTCGATGCTGTACACCGAGGTGGCATCGGGAGCGGTCGTCCACGCCGCCGAGGTCGTCAGTGCCGTGCCGGTGTTGGACGCAATGGTGCGAATCTGCCCGGCTCCGGTGCCTGACACGATGCGCACCTGATAGTTCGTCCACTGGTTCGTGGTCCAGGTCTTGGCGCTGTTGGTCAGCGTCGATGCTCCACCAGCCGTCGCCGTGCCGGTGGCGAATGCCTCGTAATCAGAGCCAACCCAGGACGGGGTGGCGACCAGCTTGGAGTCCGTGCCGATCACTGCTGCCGGAGCAATACCGTCCGTCGCTCCCGTCTCAGCCGATGTCCAGGTATTGAGGGCAAAATCGTAGAAGCGGAACACCGCCGCAGTCGTAGTGCCCGACGCTGTGATGGCGTTGAGGACGTACCAGCGTGGGGTGAGCAACCGGAACGTGGTCGACGACGTGAACGCCGACGCCTGTACCGGGACGGTGATGACCGAGTTCGTGCCGACCGTGTTCGACGAGATCGCCAGTGTCGCGCCAGCGTTCGGGCCGCCGGTGATGTGGATGCTGTAGCCGCGCAGGTCACGGGCC